GTTCTCTCGCCACCGAGTACAACAGCAAAGCAGTTGTAAACACCCAAAAGGGCGATGTGATCAAGTTCACGCTTTACCGCCAAGACTGGGTGGAGCTAAACAGTGACTTCACTTACAACGGGTACAAAACAGAAACCACAGTTAAAGACCTTAAAGATTCAGCCAAGACTTGGCGCGAGAACGCATCGGATCTGCTGAGCGTTGGCACCGAATGGATTATCGGCGCAACTGTATGGCGTGTCACCAAAAATGAAGGTATTGATAACGTCGACAGCCGCCTCGTGGTTGACATGGAGTGCGTAGAAGTCCTAGGCGACGACCGCATTGGTATCGCCGGTGAACGAGCTGTCGGCAAAGCGCTGGCTGGTTACGAAGGCGCCACATTCGACCAAACGATCCATTGCGACATCAACCACTGGCCGCTGTGCCGCTACTACGCCTCCTCGATCCGCCCCGTTAGGCGTGAAGCGCAAGTCATCGAACTGGGCATTCGATCTCAAGTTTGGAACCGCGCCGAAGGCTTGTGCAATTTCAGCACCATTCCCACCCCAGCCAAGCTCTTCCGTTTTGACAAAAAGAGCGTCACGGTTACAACTCCGCGCCAAACACGCTATTTCAACCGCGCCAGCTTCTTTCAGATTGCAGTACGCCCAGTCCCAACTCGTTCGGTAACACTTGACTGGTCTGTAATTCCGCAACTTTTGTGCGTGGTGGGCCGCAGCCCCGTTGACCTGCACAATTACATTCGTATCAAAGCTAGCGATACTGAGTACTACGAGTACAAATTTATCCCGAAAACAGGCGCTGATATTTACCACAACTACGCCGATGCCTCCGCATGGCGTCTTAAGGCTGACGAAGAGCGCGTATTGGGCTGGAGCCTGTTTGAGACCGATTACGGCTTTTTTAGTTTGCAGACCAATGGCATAGTTGTAAATATCAGCGACTTAACCAACTCCCCTCAACTTTTAACCGACAAGAGCGACGCAAATAATGTCCCGACTGTTCTGCCAACCACCTATAGTCCCACAGCTATTGCGGTCAGCGAGACACGCGTCACTCAAGGTGACAACCGAGCTGTAATAGACGCGTGGCTGACGCATATATTTGGTGTGGCGACAGATGAGCGCTATCAAACCACAACGCAAACGCAAAAAATCACAATCTCAAAACAAGGCAAGCCAGAGCACACACTGGAGTTCAGGGTAAAAGCTACATCCGTAAAAAATAAAGACAAGGATAAAGACAGCATCCGCCGCTGGACTTGGCAGGACATCTCGTACACAGTTTTGAATCACGTAGGAAGCTGGCCTATCGGCACAAAAGCTGATCTACAGGTAAGCGGCTTAAACACCATCACAAACCCGTTCGCAAAAGCAAACGGCTACACCTCGGTCACGCTTACCTTTTCCGTTACGCAAGTTGAAGAAAAGATCCTTCGCCCAAAAGACGCCGACCTCAGCACAGCCGAGCGCTCGTTTGAAATCGGCACTGGCATTGCTGACTGCAGCTATTTTGAGGAGCTAAACAAAAGCAACGAAAACGGCCCCGAGCACGAGATCGTCTACGTCAACGAGTACGTCACCAACGATGCAACGCCTGAATACACAAACATGTCTGTCGTCTCTTTAAGCATGAAGAGCAGCGGACAGATCAGCAGCGTCGATCAGATGCGACTGTGGGTACCAGAGGGTATTGCCGTCCCACGCCTGCTCGACAACACAACCGGAGCTAGCAACAACTTTGCTGACCTGGTGCTGTATCTCCTTCAAAACTCCGAGCAGGGCTTGGGTAGCACCATCCCTGCCGAGCTGATCGACACCGCAAGCCTTACGACTACCGCCCGCTTCCTGAACGCCAACAAGATTTTCTTTGACGGCGTTATCGAAGAATCGGAAAACTTGCGCTCGTTCTTGTACGACGCAGCTTCGTTGCAGCTCTGTAATTTCACCATCAAGAATGGGCGGTTCGGCATGATGCCGGCACTTCCCTACGACAGCAACGGCAAAATCGCAGCACTACCAATTTCGGTGGAGCAAATTTTCACTGCAGGCAACATTATCGAAGGCAGCCTGCAGCTCAGCTACCTAGATGCAGCACAGCGGATCGACACCACAGTGCAGGTGCAGTGGCGCGAAACACTAGAAAACGAGCTACCTACACCGCGCTCTGCCGTTGTTTCCTGGACCGATGCAAGCGGTGACACCTCGAACCAGCAAAACATCGCCCTCAGCGATTTCTGCACAAACCGCGCTCAGGCTCTACTCACGGCAAAATTCCTGTTGGCAACACGTCGCCGCATCACCCATAGCGTCGCCTTCAAAACTGTGCCAGATGGCCTGAGCATCGAGCCCGGCTCGTACATCCGCGTACTGACCACCAGCACCACGTATTCAGCACAAAACAACGGTGCGATTACCGACGCTGGCACACTTGTCTCAATCAGTTCCATCGAGGATGGTAATTACACCGCGCTTATTTACGATCCTGCATCCGGACAAATTAACGAGCAGAGCATCACGATATCCGCAGGCGTTGTCCTTGACGACAATGTGCATGGCTGCCTGTTTACGCTGCTGACCCAGCAAAACAACCAAGCGATCTACCAAGTGGAGCAGCTAACCATTGAAGAGGATGGTCTGATCAGCATCTCAGCCATCCACGTTCCTGTGGACGAGAACGGCGCTAGCCTTGTTGCAGCAGACATTTTGACCGGCACGTTTGAGGTGCAGGAGTAATGACGTTTCCAGCACTGGTCCCAACAAGCCGCGAGTTCAGCCCAGGCGACTGGCCTGTTAAACGTTTCAATTCGCAGTCAGGATCCGAAATTCGTATTTTGTACGGTAACCAGCGCAGCAACGCAAAACTGTCGCTGAGTTACGACAACATTTCCGATAGTAACGCTCAGTTATTTTTGACGGACTACGACGCGCAATACGGCACGTTGCGCACATTTGATCTACCTGCTGCTGTGCTGACTGGAACATTGGTTGCGATGGAAGCACCAGCGGGCAGCAAGTGGCGCTATGAAGCCGAACCACAACTGCGATCTGTTCGCCCCGGTCGCAGTAGCGTTACAGTAAATCTGGTGGCTGTCATCTAATGGCCAAAGTATTTACTGGCAAAGACGGCGCCCTGCTGATCGACGGTGCCACCCAACTCAAGGTCACAAACTGGACCCTGACTGGCAGCGTGGAGATGCTGGAGACCACCAGCCTTGGCAACGCGCAACGCACATACGCCCCCGGCGTCCAAGAATTCAACGGTAGCGCCACGCTTCTGTACTACAGCGATGACGCCGAGCGCAACGACGCAGCCGACGCACTGCGCAAGGTCTTGAAGGTTGACGGTGTAAGTGACGGCGATACCGTAGTAATCCGTCTGCGCCTTATTCAGGGCAACACAAATCACGACGTTTCTTTTACTGCCTATATCACCAGCGTTTCGTTTGGCGCCAGCGTCGGTGAAATTACATCAGCACAAATCAGCTTCCAAACAACTGGAGCACTAAGTGAGGTGACGTTGTAATGGGAATTTACCTTGGCAATATCGGCAACATCGAGCTGACACGCAAATCGCTCGAAGGCTTTAAAGAATCTGTCGTCAATCCATCTGACGTAAACGGCACACGTCACCGTTTCAGTTTCGATTTCAACGAAGGTTTTCTGATTAGCGGCGACCTCGTTGCCATCAGCACAACAGACGGCACCGATCTCGACTTTGTGGCGCCCAGCGGCTGGAGCGATGGAACCGTCCACGAAAGCGGCAAGTGGTACGTCTTTGTCGACGAGCTTGGCGGCATCCGCCTGTACGACAACTTCAATGACAGCCTGGAAGGAAGTACCGCCGGACTTGTTGAACTTGCCGATATCAACCGCGACATTCCCATAAAAGTAGAAATTGAAGACCTTGCAGGTAGGTTGCTGGCATCAATCAGCGACTACGAACTGAATACAACACGTGAAACGGTTGACGTTACAACGCTTTCGGACGAGCACCGCCAGCAATATAGCAGCCTGATCAGCGGCAGTGGCCGACTTACTGCGCAGTGGGATTACGTCAACGAGATCAATCAGGAGCCTGTGCATTACCTGATGCAACTGGTACTGCGCACGGAAATCGGCTCTGCCTTCCACGCAAAGTTTTTCATCAAAACCTTGGGTGCCACTGCGAACGCTGGATCTTTTGCCGGCTCGCAGGTCAACGATCAAGTGTGGTGGGAATTTGATGCGATTGTGACGGGCAGCGCCACAAGTTTTGCCCCTGGCGACATTGTGGTTTCGACGATTGATTTTGTAGCTACAGGACCGATCCGCTTGCGTGCCAACACAACGCCACGCCGCAAGTTGCTACAAGAGACGGGCGATCCTATTGTGCTCGAACAGGGCGGAGGCTATCTGCTCTTGGAAGACAGCGATGTCTAAACTAAGTACACCGGAACGAGAGGCTAGCTGTGTCTGACCTGAAGATCAGCGAACTACCCCAGCTAGCTGGCGCAAACCTTGCCGCCAACGACCTGCTGGCCGTCGCTGATACCAGCGCCAGCGAGACACGTAGCATCACGATCTCGGACGGCATCGGCAAGGCTGTCACGCTGATTGCCGACGACACAATCCCGAGCGCGAAAATCCTGTTCGCTGCTGGCTCAGTACCAGGCAGCGCCATCGAAGGCGAGAGCGTCAATACTTCTCAACTTGCTAACGACGCTGTAAACGCTGCCAAGCTTGGTGATAACTCTGTAACGCGTCTTGTCAGCACACTTCCCGCAAATGGCGACTTTGTTGGCCAGTTCGCTCTCGATACTGACGACCTCAAGCTTTTTTGCTGGAACGGCTCCACTTGGCAAGCGATCAAAGCCGGCGGCTCGGTCAACACCGTAGTCGGTGGCAGCGAAGGCGTCGTCAACGTCACCGTCACTCAAACTGGTGATAGCGTCACCCTTAACACCACCCTCGACAACACCAGTGCTGCCAGTCAATTCTTGGCTGGTCCGACGTCTGGTGCTGGCTCTGTCACCTACCGCGTGATTGCTCCGGCAGATCTGCCGACTGCCACCACCACCGATAAGGGCGCCGTTCTGGTAAACGGCAACGGTCTCGCCATGAGCGGGAACCAGATTGTCATTAATAACACGGTTACTGAAAACACGAGTGCGTACCACGTTGTTCGCTACAACGCCAAGGGCTTAATCACCGATGGTCGCGCTCTGATTGGCGCGGATGTACCAGTCGCCACATCCGGAACAGTCGGTGTTGTCGCTCCTGGTGCTGGTCTTGGCGTCAATGCTGCTGGCACCATTAGCCACACCAACACAGTCACGCCAGGCACCTACGAAAAAGTCACTGTTGATGCCCAGGGGCACGTCACTGCGGGCGGCAACCTAGTCAGTGCAGATCTGACTGACATTGAATTCAGCGCCAGCCAACTTACTAGCGGCACGATCAATGCAGCCCGTTTTGCTGCTAATTCGATTGAAGGGACCAAACTTTCAAACAACGCTGTCACCAAAATCGGTGGTGCAGGCTCAACTAATGGCGTTGTTGTATTCCCCACTCCTGATTACAACGGACAGTATTTTTACGATTCCCTAAACGGCGACCTCTACCTATACGACGGTAACGCTTGGCAGCCGATCACCATTACCGCCGGTGAAATTATCTTCGCTGGTACGTTTAGCGCCAACCCTACTTACAACAGCGGCGCCGGCAAAATCCTCACTCTGACCAGTGCCGGTACCGCGCTGGGTCTTACTGTCAATAGTGCGCTACCTCTTGCATCCGGCACCAACAGTCGCTACTACTTTGTCGTCAGCGAAGGCGGCACTCCAACTACGGGTAACGCGCCACTTGTTGCCTTGGCGCCGCCTGACATTGTGTTGTCGGATGGTACGGCTTGGACGCATGTTGATGTGTCGTCCACTGTGGTGGCAGCGAACGCGTCAAATGTCACAACAACTGCAATTTCTGGCCTCACCGGCAGCAATGTCCAAGATATGCTGTCATCTCTAAACAGCGTAAAAGCAAATAGAGCTGGCGATACATTTACCGGCAACATCACGCTGGACGCCACCAGCCTGATTTACGACACTGGATCGTTCAACACGACCCTTTCTGCTGCAACAAGCAGCGCCGCACGCACCATCACGCTGCCCGATCAAACCGGCAACGTACTCGTAAGCGGTAATGCCAGCATCGTTAATGCGGATATAAACGCTAGTGCTGCGATTGCCTACAGCAAACTCGCTGCCTTGACCAGTGGCAACATCCTTGTTGGCAACGCCTCGAACGTTGCGACTTCAGTGGCAGTATCGGGCGATGTCACTATCAGTAATGCAGGCGTCACCGCTATCGGCAGCGGCGTCATTGTTGATGCAGATGTAAATGCAAGTGCCGCTATTGCATTTAGCAAGCTCGCATCGCTGACCAGCGGCAACATACTGGTTGGCAACGGCAGCAACGTGGCGACATCCGTCGCTATGTCCGGTGACATTACAATCAGCAATGCCGGTGTAACGGCAATCGGCAGCGGCGTAATCGTTAATGCTGACATCAACGCATCTGCCGAGATCGCAGTCAGCAAACTGGCTAACGGCACTGCCCGTCAACTCCTTCAAACCAATGCTGCCGGGACTGACGTCGAGTGGGCCAGCAACATCAGTATCCCCGGCACGCTCGGTGTCAACGGTGAGACAACGCTTAAAGAAATCACCGAAACCGTTTACGATCTTGTCGGTACTTCTATTGACCCTGCAAACGGCACGATCCAATACAAATCGCTCAGCGGAAATACAACTTTCACCGAAGCCTTAACGAGTGGTCAGTCTGTAGCATTACGTCTTGAAAACGGGGCGAGCTACACGGTGACTTGGCCCACAATCACATGGGTATCAGCTAGCGGCAATTCTGCTCCTACCCTTACAGCAAAAGATGTCCTGGTGTTCTGGAAAATCAGCACCACCTTGTATGGTGCTTACGCAGGGAGCTACGTCTGATGCTGAGTAAATTACTGGCGCTTGCCGTTTCTAATCAAGGCGCGAATTACTGGATCGCCACGCTTTCTCAATCTTCTCGTGACGTTATCGGCAAAGACATTGCCGTTGATAGTACGGGCGTTTACCTAGTTGGCGATATTGTATATGACAGCGAAATAGCCTATACACACGCTTTTGCAGCAAAATACACGTTTCAGGGTGCACTCGTGCAACAAGTGCGGGCAGGCTCTGCGACTGATGGATACTTTGCAACTTCAAGCGCAGTTACACTTAGGCCCGATAACGAAGATGGTGTAAAAGCAGTCACTTGCGGCAAGCTTGTAGAAGCTGGCGTTGATTACGGATTTTTACTCGGATACGGAGAAAATCTACCAAGCAATAGCTCCTTGCCTTATGTCAGCTTTGATGATATTGAGTGTTCCGATGTAGCGTTTGGAAGTGATGGCCAGCATTACCTTTCCGGCCACGGAGACAGCACCCCTCTTTTGTGGATTAAATACCTTACAAGTCCTACGGCACGACAGATTGCCACAGCGAGCGTAAATACAGTTTCTCGGTCTGTAGCATTGGATTCAAGCAACAATGCTTATATTGCGGGCTCTAGGTCTTGGACGCCTTTTGGAGGATCCGCAATACCTAGAGGTTATATCACTAAATTTAATAACAGCGGAACATTGCAGTGGCAACGCGACGCGGGCTTCATAACAACAAATGTACCTTGGTTTAGCACTATTTACGATGTTACGGTAAGCACTAGCGGGTCTTTGTATGCAATAACTAACAGAATCATGAAGGTTGACGCCTCAACAGGCAATCTTACGTGGGCAAGAACACTAGGAAGTGCGACATTTCAAGCAGCAACAACTGATGATGACGATAATTTGTACATAGCGGGCAGCAACTATATAGCAAAATACGACTCATCTGGTACCATCCAGTGGCAGCGTCAGATAGTCGGAGCTACTGATTTTGTCGGTATTGCACATTATCTGAATGCAGTATATGTAATTGGTACTACCGGTAGCAGTGCATTTATAGCGAAATTGCCAGACGATGGGTCCCTAACTGGAACCTACGGAAGCTTTACGTACCAAGCGAGCAGTTTGAGTGCGGCCACATCAAGCACTAGCTTTTCTTCGGTTTCATTGACCGCCAGTAGCCTTTCCCTTAGTGAAACTCCAGCTCCTGACCTTTCCGCAAGTACAATGACCTCATCGACTGTTGTGCTGTAATGCTTGCCTTCGCTGCCGACCCACAAACCCCAATCGGTCGCAGCGAACTGCGGCGGAAGTACCCCAATGTCAGCTTTCCGGCTGATCTGCAGAAGGCTGATCTCTCCAGTTATGGCGTCATCAAAATAAAGCAGCAACCCGCCCCGGACTACGACCGCAAAACCGAGCACGTAGTTGAACGCCCCGTCGAACTCGTTAACGGCGTTTGGGTAAAGGGCTGGGACGTGCAGCCACTTCCACTGGAGCAGCAACAGCAACTCGCTGACAACCAAGCTCGTCGCATTCGCCGAGACCGCGATCAACGCCTCGCTGCTTGCGATTGGACGCAACTTGCAGACGTCAAGCTTGACGCGCAACAGCAGTCAGAATGGAAGAAGCACCGCCAAGCTCTGCGTGATGTGCCGTCTCAAGGCGGCTTTCCGTGGAACGTGACCTGGCCCACACAGCCCTGATCCGATGATCACCCCAGCTAGCTACGACATCACGATTTACCAGAACGCCACCTGGAAAGGTAGCTTTCGTGCTACTCAGAATCGGCAGACAGTAACCAGCATCAGCATTGCTGGTGGCACTCCTACCTTTAACTGCGATTGCCACGGGCTTACTGCTGGCGACAAGGTGACTTTTACTGGCGGCACCGCAGTTCCCTGCGGTTTGACGCTGAACACGATCTACTACGTGATCAGTACCGGTCTGACCACAGGCGCGTTCCAAGTTTCCGCCACTAGCGGGGGCAGCTCCATCAGCGTTAGCGGTCCTGCGACTGGCACGTTTTACGTCGCCGAGCCACTTGATTTGACCAGTTACGGAGTTGATGCCGACATTCGTGGTCTGATTAACAACGAAAGCGTTGGCACCTTTACTACTTCGGTTACAAGTGCAGCAAACGGTGAATTTGAGTTGACACTGACTCCGGCTACAACCGTTGCTTTTGAGGTCGGGCGCTACGGCTACGACATCAGCCTGACTACTGCTGGCGGTGAGCGTTACTATTGGCTTACGGGTGTTGCCACCGTGCAACGTACTTATTCG